CGGCAACGCCGTTGTGACCACAGCTAAGCTCCGTGGCACAGCGTTCTTGGACGTAGACGCAGCAGCAGCAAACGTTATCGGCTATAACGCCGGTGACTCAATGGACCAGGTTGTTGGAGCAGTTCTTGCTGCAGGCGACAACGTGGCATACGCTGGTGGCAAGTCAAGCCGTGTAGGTTTGGCTGTCGCTGACGTGCTGTCAGCAAACGACATTCGCAAGCAGGTAGCTGCCTTGCGTAAAGCCAACGTTCCAACCTTCAACGGTTCGTACATCGGCTTCATCCACCCAGACGTTTCGTACGACTTCCGCACGGCAACCGACGCAGCAGCATGGCGCACGCCAGCCAACTACGTTGACCCAACCGGCATCTACAACGGCGAAATTGGTCTCTTTGAATCAGTACGATTCATCGAAACCCCACGCGCTCCATTGTTTGCTAACGCATTCAACGGCGCTGGCGCAGCTGGAACGGGTGACTCGTATGCAACTCTTATCATGGGTCGTCAGGCTCTTGCTAAGGCATTCAGTACCCAGGATGGAAACGGCGCAATGCCAAAGGTTGTTCGCGGTAACGTGACCGACTTGCTCATGCGTTTGATGCCAATTGGTTGGTACTGGCTCGGTGGCTACGGCCGCTTCCGCGAAGCTTCATTGCGTCGCATTGAGTCAGCATCGTCAATCGGTGCAAACGCTAGCTAAGTAGTTAGCTACATAGCAGTAATCAGTAAGGCCCCTCCGCTTCGAAAGGCGGGGGGGCTTTGCTATAGTTATATAGGACGAAAGGTCATCATGTCGATTTCCAATTACGCAGAACTTAAATTACTTGAACACGTTACCGGCAAGACCGCGTACACAATGCCAACAACCGTGTATTTGAAGCTTCATACTGGTGATCCAGGCGAGGACTGTACGGCAAACGCAGCAGCGAATACAAGTCGCCAGTCTTCCGCGTGGGCCTCCGCAGCATCTGGTTCTATTGCCACATCTGCAACAATCTCATGGACAAACGTTTCGACAACTGAGACATACTCACACTGGTCAATGTGGGACAACAGCACAGCTGGAAACCCATTGTGGTCTGGAGCTTTGTCGTCTTCAGCTGCAGTAACAGCCGGAGACACTTTTCAAATCACCGCGCTAACGCTGTCGCTCGACTAGGAAGGTAGCCCCTAGTGGCAACTAACTTTCCTACTTCTCTTGATGCGCTAACTAATCCAACTGGTGCTAGTTCGCTTACTAGTCCTGACCATGCTGGTCAACATGCTGACGCTAATGATGCTATTGAGGCGTTGCAGGCAAAGGTTGGTGTTGATAATTCGGTTGTGACTTCTTCGTTGGATTACAAGGTTGGGCTTAAGGCTAACATCGCGTCGCCAACGTTCACTGGGACTGTTGCTGGAATAACCAAGTCAATGGTTGGCTTGGGTTCTGTGGATAATACAGCGGATACAGCAAAACCTGTTTCTACAGCACAACAAACTGCTCTTAACTTAAAGGCAGATGCCGCTAGCCCCGCATTTACTGGAAATGTCCAACAAAATCTTGTTCACGGTAACTTCTTTAGGCTAGACCTTGCTGCAGGGAACAATGGTGCTGGTACTGGTAATGCTCAATTTAATATGTGGATTAGTGAACCAGCCGCAACTTGGACTGGTGCTGGCATTGCAAGAAACAAATTAAATACCAGTGGTTCATTCCCACGTATAAATACTGGTCTTTCAGCACAACTTATTCGTTTTACTGAAACTGGGTCAACTGACTTTACTTGCACAAATTCCTCTGGAGGAGAAAACTCTTTTGTTTTTGACCCAAATGGCAACGCATACAAGTCTGGCGGTGGGTCATGGACAGCGTTATCAGACATTCGTCTTAAAGACAATGTTCGTGATTATGAAAAGGGTACTGCCGAACTTATGCAAGTTCGTGTCCGTGAGTGGGAACACAACGGAAAAGGGGGGTTACAGGCTGGTTCTAAAGGTCTTGGTGTTGTCGCTGACGAAATTGAGTTGGTACTCCCAGACACGGTTCAATTTTATGAAGGCAAACTTAATCCAGAAGATGAAGAAACTACAAACATCAAATCTGTTAATGCAACTGAAATCACTTGGTTGATGGTAAAGACCATTCAGGAACAACAAGCAACCATTCAGGCATTGACCGCACGAATTGAAGCATTAGAGGGAATCACTAGGTAGCGACATGGCTACCGCATATAACCAACCTGGATACACCTATAGCCAAGCAGGTGTAATTTACAACCAAGTAGCAACAACCAGAACGGCTACAGGTTCGGGAACTGGCACAGAAACCGCCACAAGATTCCTTCTAGCAAAACGCGATGCCACTGGTTCAGGTGCAGGAACAGCAGTCGCAGAAACCAAAGTCACCCAGCTTCGATTGGGCGCATTGGCCGACTTTAGTTTTCCATATCTAACTGGTGGACGCTTTTACCTAGGTCCACCGGCTATAGCTAGAACCGCCACGGGTTCAGGATCAGGGACACAAACATCACAAGAATTTTTAATAAGAACAAGAACAGCAAGCGGTAGTGGTGGTGGTTCACAAAGCTCAATAGGCATAAAGGTTTTATCCAGTAATGCAAGCAGCTCTGGTTCAAGTAGCGACACTGCAACCATAAAGTTTGTCCAGCTCCGTCTTGGGGCTGTAACGGACTTCAGCTTTCCATACTTAGCTGGTGGACGGTTCTACCTTGGTGCACCAATAGTAAATCAGACAGCAACTGGATCTGGAAATAGTTCTCAGTCCTCAACGGGAATAAGGACAGCATTACGCAGCGTTAATGGTTCTGGTTCTGGTTCTAGCGTAACTGTTGGTGCAAGGGTCTTCTTCCGTTCTGCAACTGGTTCTGGATCCGGCACACAGGAAGCATCAAGACTGCTTACGGTAATAAGAGTTGGAACATCTTCGGCCGGGACAGGATCGTCCTCATCAAGCCGAGTTATAACAAAACTGAGAACAGCTACTGCCAGTGGTCAAAGTACTGCTAGTAGTATTACCCTTCATGTTGTTGTCAGATTTACTACTGGTAGTGGCCAGGGAACGGCATCAGGGGTTGCATTCATCACGCGTTTCCGCTCGGCAACGGGTAGTGCAACAGGAGCTTCGTCTTCAGATGAGATCATCGTCTTACTCAGAAATGGAACTGGGTCAGGGGCATCGACGGACACTTTTGCAGAATGGATGAAGTCCCACATATTCAGGACCCCATCTCAAAACAAAGTCAAATACTTTGAAACAATATACGAGGAGCCATCTACGTATCTCTTTGGTCACGTAACCAGGGGTAAACGGGGGATAAATATATACCGCTTATTTGACGGTACATACGTGGACACCGATCCAAGAATACAGGGTCTCGTTGAAAAAGAATACCTTGGTGGGCATGACCACTTCTTGAATGATTTAGAAATAGAGCAATTAACATTAGCCGGATACGGGGAGTACATAACATAATGCCAACGTTCAATCCTCCTTCAGATGACTTTGTTGTTCCGGTAATAATTGGAGAGTACATGGACGAACTGTACTTATCAAAAGAATCAAGAATGGCTAACCGGCTTGGCGCGTTTATACGCGCATCTGGTCGTGGGCGTAACGTATTCCTCCTTAGTACCGGTGGGTATACCGATAGGCAGCCATCGGATTACTCAATTGTTTCAAAGGTCTACTATGGTGGACATGAGAATTCGATCACAGCAGATGAAGCTGCATCCCTAACAGCCGCAGGATACGGAGCATACATATCGTGATTCACCAACAGACCCACCCAACCCTGGATGTCGATGGTTGTTTTGCCTGCCGTGTTTCTGGTGTGCGCATGGGCATGAACACCACTACAACTCGTGGTCAGAATGTTGACAGTATTAACAAGACTGAGCGCAATTGGCAGAAGGACATGCCAGCTTACAAGCGCTTACGTCAAAACGGTCTACAACCAAAGCGCATCGATGGTGCTGCTGAGGTGGAGAAAAAAGCAGAACATAGTTGGCAAGTCGAGACTGGAATAGGTATATGAAAAAGAAGACAGACAAGATGGGCAAAGTAATGCATGAGTTCAAGGGTGGAACACTCAAGTCCTCATCTGGCAAGAAGGTCACATCACGCAAGCAAGCTATTGCTATTGGTATGTCAGAACAAGCAGCAGCAGCTAAAAAGAAAAAGAAGAAGTAATGGCTATCGAATACAGGGGTGAGAAGTTTGCTGGTTACAACAAACCAAAGAAGACTCCGGGTGCATCAAAGTCACATGCCGTACTTGCCAAGTCTGGCGAGCAGGTAAAGCTAATCCGATTTGGTCAACAAGGCGTGCAGGGTTCCCCTGATGGATCAGCAAGAAACAAAGCATTCAAAGCTCGACACGCCAAGAACATTGCAAAGGGCAAGATGTCTGCGGCTTATTGGGCAAACAAAGTCAAATGGTAAGATTTCATAACAACTAATCAGGAGAAGCCATGTCAGCTAAAGGCGAAAAGTACAAGTCCAAGGGTGCTATGAAGAAGCACGAAAGCAAAGAGGGCATGAAGGACAAGATGATGGAATACGGCAAAAAGAAAGCCATGAAGAAAAAGAAGTAAATGACAACTACTGCAACCCTTATTGACAGGACGTTGCGCCAGCTACTATCGGGAACGGTTGAGGCTCGCAACAAGCTTGCCACTACCATCAATTCATCTGCGACGACGGTCACAACCACGTATGCACTTGAGTCTCTTCGTGCTGGTCAGGTGTTTGAGATTGAGTCAGAGATGTTTTATGTTTGGGAAGCTGATGCTGCAACAAAAACTCTTACAGTCCAGCGTGGATATAACGGAACGGTAGCTGCAGCCCACACTGCTGGAGCAATAATTACTGCCAGCCCAAGGTTCCCTAGGGCTCAAGTTCTTGAAGCAATTAACGATGAACTAATGGACTTGTCTTCACCAATGCACGGCTTGTTTCAGGTCAAGACCCTTGATTACAGCTACAACGGTACAGATAGAATGATCAACCTGGTTGGTGCAACTAGCGTAATTGACTTGATTGGAGTTTCAGTAAGGTATCTAAACGATGATTACCCAGTAGCGCGCAAAGTAAAGCTTGTTCGCGATCTTCCTACTGATGATTTTACGTCAGGGTTTGCGATTAAATTCGATCAAAACGTATTCCCCGGAAGACTGAGGATTGTATACAAAACTGCATATAGCGGTACAACCAGTGAATCTACTGATATCAATACAACATGTGGTGTGCAAGATTCAATCACAGACATCATCACTATAGGTACGCAGATTCGCCTGATGGCACCAAGGGAAATTAAACGCAACTTTACAGAGTCACAAGGTGACACACGTAGAGCAGAAGAAGTTGGTGCTGGAGCAGTTACCGCTTCTATATCCAACCTGAAGCAACTTCGCAAGGACCGTATTATTGCCGAAGCTGCACGTTTGGCCAGGTCGTACCCAACGTTCCTAACACGGGAGTAAGCCGTGGCTGGCCTGCTCACGTTTGCGGAACCATTTGTAAACACTCATCCATTCTTTACAGGAAAGTCACTAAATAACTTGGTCCCAGATATTTTTCCAGTAGCAATTGATGGACGACCATACCTGGTCGATCAAAAGTCAAATCAATTTGTACGTGGGTTTGAGGCACGCGTACGTGACTCGGTTGACCAGTCAACGTCTCCAGGAGAGGCAGCTATTAACCCGCAGGGTTTGTGGCGTCGTGGTGAAACCTCATGGCATCTAGGTGCGGGTCAGCTGTATGCAGATACTGCAGAGGCACAGGACTACAGGTTTTACTCAAGCAAAGGCATTAACCCTTGGACCAAGGGGCAGCTCAAGCTTCTCAACAAGGTAAAAGAATCTCTTAACTCGGCTAATACCAACCTTGGATTGCATGTCGCTGACGGCAAGGTGTACGTATCTGACGGTACGGCTGTGAGGTATTCATCAAATCCGTTTGCTTCCTCTCCAACTTGGACCCCTATAACCGGTCTACCAGCTGGTCACACTCCTCGTGACATGGCTTCTGATGGAAGCAACATTTACTTGACTTACGAGGGAACAGCCAATACTCATGGTTTGTGGAAGATTGATGATACCCAAACTGCAGCAAACCTTGCATACGGTGATGAGTTTTATTATGTCGACTTCGTAAAAGGATACGTAATGGTGTCCGGAAATACTGCTGCAGGGAATGCAAGACTCCTTCATTACAGCCCATCAGGAAACGTTGGTGCCGCTAATTACACACATCCGCTAACAACATGGAACTGGACAAGCTTTGCTGCTGGACAGAACGCAATCTACGCAGCTGGATACAGCGGAGACCGCGGTGCAATCTACAAGATAACCATTGCAAGCACTGGTGTTCTAGATACCCCGGTCGTGGCTCTTGAGTTCCCAGCTGGAGAAATACCAAACACTGTCTTTGGATACCTTGGTGGCGTGTTCATCGGAACAAGCAAAGGTGTCCGCTATGCAACATCTGACGCCGACTCGAACCTTACCTCTGGCTCACTAATCCCTGTGTCTGGAGGAGTCACCGCATTCACGGCTGACGACAAATACGTATGGTTTAACTGGTCCAACTATGACGGTGTGTCTACCGGCCTTGGTCGCATTGACCTGTCTTCGTTTACCTCAGCTAACACACCGGCATACGCAACTGATCTGATGCTTACGTCCACAGCAAATGTCAACAACGTAATTACATACGACAACAAAAGGATCTTCTCTGTTTCAGGAGATGGCGTGTATGTAGAGGACACAGCAAACTTGGTTGAGACCGGAGAGATAATCACCGGGACATACCGTTGGGGTATCCCCGACCGCAAGTTTGTGGCTAAGTTTGACATCAGAACTACCCCTCTTGCCGGAACGGTTACACCATCAATTTCTAGTGACTCCGCTTCGTATGTGGCAATGTCTCCCCATGAGCAGCAATCATCCACCGAGATGGTGTCAACTGGACCTCAGTCAAAATTTATTGAAGCAAAGTTTAAGATTGTTTTAGCTAGGGCAACAGCAACCACAGGCCCAACTGTCACCCGATGGATGGCTCGTGCCTATGCCTCCCCGGCCCGCAGCCAGGTATTTCGTGTTCCAATACTTATGCACCATAAGATCATTGATAATCATGGATCCGAGCATTACTTTGACGTTGAATCAGAATTGCAATCATTGAGAAATCTAGTGACAAACCCAATCGTGGTAAACTATCAAGAAAATACCGAGACATTTTCAGTGGTTGTTGAAGATCTGGAATTCCAGGTGGTCGATGGCTACTATCAAAACTGGGACCTAGAAGGAACCTGCATTGTTACAATGAGATCGGTACAGGATTAGGAGAGTAAATGCCATACGCAACTAGGAGATCGTATTCGGGAGCATCAACTGCCTGCACACTCACGTCCTCGATTACATCTGGTGATACAACCTGCACATTAAGCGGAGTTGTAACAGCTTGGCCTTCAACTGCCGGTGGTTCTTTCTTCATGGTTATTGATCCGGGCCTAAGCACGGAGGAAAAAGTTCTTGTTGGTTCTCGCTCAAGCGGATCTCTATCAACCATTACTCGTGGCGTAGACGGAACAACTGCTGCATCACACGCAGCTGGTGCAACCTGCTACCCAGTGTTCACGGCTGTTGATGCAGATCAGGCCAATGCTGTAGCTTCAGCACTTTCCACCAAGGGCGATGTTCTTGTTACTGACGGCTCAACACTAAACCGTTTGGCTGTTGGAACCAACGATTATGCTTTGCTAGCTGACTCTACAGCAACTAATGGTGTTGCTTGGAAACAGATTCCTGCTGCTGGTTTGGCTACAGACTCAGTGACAAAAGCAAAGATTGCTGACCGCGCTGTTGGTTCTGCTGAACTTGACGGTATCTCTATCAACGCTGGTACGACTAGCGCATACACGCTCGTTGTAGGTGACGCTAATCGTGTTGTTACTTTCAGTGCTACTACCACGGTGACTATTCCTGCATCAGTGTTTTCTGTTGGCGACCAAATCAACATTCTGCAAACTGGTGCAGGTCAGGTAACTATCGCTGGTCCAAGCGTAACTTTGCGTAGTGAATCTTCGCGTCTAAAGACTCGCGCACAGTACGCAATGGCTACGGTGATTTGTATTGCCAGTAATGAGTTTGTCGTTCTCGGCAACGTTGTTGCATAGTTATGCAGATTCTTGGTGCTGTTGGTGGGACTTATAGCGGTGTAGCACCCACGATGGGTTCGGCTACTAGTGCGGTTGGTGGTTGGTCTGCAACGATTACAAACTATGACGCTGCTTACACGTATTCGGCTACAACTACTGCTGGTTCTGTTTCTCTTTCTACTAGCACTATTACGCAGTCTGGGCTATCTGCTGGTGCATCGGCGACAGTAACGATTACAACTACTCGTAGTGGTTATGAGTCTGCCACTGGAACGGTTACTGGTTCTGCGTTGGCTTACCCAACCATTGAGTTGATGGTTGTTGGTGGTGGCGGTGGTGGTCCAGTTGGATTTAACAATGGCTCTGTTGCTGCATCTGCGCCTGGTGGTGGTGGCGGTGGAATCAGTATTTCTGCTTCTGCTGCATCCGTTGGTGGAACATACACCGTCACTGTCGGTGCGCTTGGAAGTGGCGGTGCATTCAGCCCTGCCAACGCTGGTGGACTATCCAGAGTTCTCAACCCATCATCTTCTGTTGTCGTAACTGCTGACGGTGGTGGTGGTGCAACAAACGGTTACCCATCTGGTACTGCTGGAGTCGGCGGTAGTGGTTCAACATCCAATGGAACAACTGGAACATTTGCAACAAGCAATACTTGGACTGGTGGTTACACCACATCATTTACTGGAACATCTTTAACGTTTGGTCGCGGTGGGACATCTGCGCCTGCTACTGGTCAAACGGCTGCAGCAAACACGGGTGACGCTGGTGTTGGTGGTGGCGGTGGAAACCCATCCCCAGGTGGTTCGGGTGGTTCAGGCGTTGCTTATTTGAAACTGTTGACTTCGGATACTTCACGCATTAGCGCGACAACTGGAAGTCCTACTACAAGTACAACTGGTTCTTACACGGTGTACAAGTGGAGCGCATCAGGTTCATTCACAATTGCGTAGCAAATGGCTGATACTTGTCCCTGCTATCGGGTTTGCACTATTCGCTAGACCTGCTAAGGCAGATGTGCTGGGCAACTGGACATTCAGCCAGTCACAAAACTGTGGTGGTTCAATTGAGGTTGTAGATAACACCATCATCTTGCATGGTCCTGATGGCAACGGTTGCTCTGGTCAAGCGCATTGGGTCAAGATTGAAACCACAATTCCCGCAGATGTAGACACAATAGATTTCACCTGGTCGTACCAGACAACTGATGGTTGGGTGTATGACCCACCACAATACGGAATAAACGGCACATACACCTTGCTTACACAACAGAACAATGCGACAGGCGATCTGTCTGTATCGGTCCAAGAGGGCGACATCTTCACGTTCCGGCAGTATTCGATTGACACCTGTTGTGCCCCTGGTCACCTAACTATTGCTAACCTATCTTTATGGGCATCTATAACCACATCCACGACGTCGACGACAACAAGTACTACTACTGTTCCGCCAACGACTGTCCCTGCCACAGTCCCGACTACTACGACAGTTCCAGAAACCTCAACCTCGTCTACATCAACGACTACAAGTACGACCAGTACAACCTCGTCGACGACAAGTACTACAACGACAAGTACAACGGTGGTTTTACCGGAGAGCTCAACTAGTTCTTCTTCCGTACCGCAAACAACATCGTCAGTATCAGTGCCGACCACGACACTACCGCCAGAAACGTCAACATCTACTGAACCTCCCCAAATATACG